CGGCTCGTGCTGTTGCTCTGATGGAAAAAGCAAAAGTAAAAGTATATAAAGAGGATGATAAGCGCACGGAAGTACGATTAACAAGTAATGTAAGGCGTTATTTATCCGTTTGTTTCCCTAATGTCAAATTTGAAATTAAAAAAAGTAGTTGGGGGTATTTTGCCCGTACTATTAATTGGACGGGCGGCCCAGCAGAAAAAGAGGTTAACGAGGTATTAGAGGTTATGAAGGGCGATCGTTATGCACCAGCTGAAGGATATAACCCAGGCGAGGAAGTGCGCTATCTTCATAATGATTTTACAAACCGTTACGGCCGTTTATCACATTACACATTATATCGCGATTAATTCTGTATAGTTTCTTAATCTCATAATCTTTGCGGGGCTGGTTTCAGCCTCGCACGAAATAAAAAAAAATATGCTAAAGGTTCTTTTATATATAGTTTTAACGTTGGTTGCGCTTGCGGTGGTTTACTTTGGTGGTCTGGTATTGTTTGCGCTCGTTTGTTTCGTTGTTCCTGTTGTTGGTGGTCGGATGTTTCATAATGAATAATACCGCCTTTCTCGTCTGCTTTTTTTACTTTATTTGTGGTTAATCTGGGCGGGTGCCGTCTTGCTTTTTTTTAGTTCAAAAAGTCCAACTGTCCAGATATGCTATATATAGGGCTTTTGAAAATTCGGAAAATATTTAGAAAATTACAGGGCTTTTGCTTGCTCTGATTATAAAAAATAATTTATGGAAGATTTTAAAAACGTTGTTGAGATAAAAAATAAATTTGTTTGTGCTCAGGTCTTTGATTGTGTGGAACGCTTTACTCGTGTTGTGTTTGAGCTTTTCAAGGTCGAAACCGATTTTAAAGCGGGGTGCGTGTCTGTTGTTCGTGGTGAAGTTCTTAAAAAGACTTTAGCGTTATATGATATTATGACAGATGACACAGGCGCAAATATAGAACTTCGTGCCAAATATAGAAATAAAAAACTTTTTAAGCCTGTTCTTATTGTAGAAGATAGCAGCGGGAAAAGTTCCGATATAATGACCCTTTGCCCCTACTGGCTAACTGCTGAAAAAATGGCTAAGAAGTTAACCGCCGAAGTGCCTTTTAATCATTGGAAGAATGGTTCTTTTATTTTTGGCTGGCCTGGTCCAGTTTGCAAACTGTCTTCTATCCTTGATTATGTCAAGAGCTTTTTAAGGATTGATTCTGATGGGTCTGTTATGGACTTTAAGCCGCGTTTGCTTCACATTGAGAAAATCATCGATATGACAGATGAGGAGTTAACCGCCTTGAATATTCACGACTATACAGGCGGTTTCAAAGGTGGTAGCTTCTCGGAAGACATCGGAGATGAAAGTGTTTATAACTTATCATGGCCACGCAAACATTCTTTTATACAGCGTGTTTGCTTGATACGTACGCCTTCGCGGTGGGTTGCGATAGATCCACAAGGTTACGATTATACCAGATATGTTTATTTCCCGCTGTCGTGGTGCGACATGTTCGCAGATGTCGTTCTGTGTGCTAAAGAGGAAATAAAAGAGGCTGCAAAGCTTAAGAAACGAGAAGAAGCAAAGCAGCAGCAACGACAAAAAAGGGCTTATACCTTGCGCACGAAAAAAGCGGTTAAGATGATGGAGACTTTAGGCGTACAGCCTTTGCGAAAGGGGCAACGAATCACGGAGAACCGCCTGACGGAGAATTTAAGGGCGTATCTTTCGGCTTGCTTTCCTGAGGCTACTTTTGACATTCGGAATACTTATACGGCTTTTGATCGTGATATAGTGTGGAGTGGTAGCCCTGACAGATTAGACGTTTCTGAAGCCGTGGCAGTGATGCAGGGAGATGCCTGGGAATGTCGCTCGGCAGAAGACGGCCAGACCTACACGAATATGATAGATAACGACTTTACGCGAAAGTATGGAAAATTGGGTATTTGTCGTTTCTTTGATGAGGTTTAGCCCTTTTAAATTCTCAGTGTAAAATGATTAATTTTCATAACTTTCTATATTAAGTTAGCGGGTTTTAGGTTTGGGGAATTATTAGATTAATCTATATATTTCTAAGATACTCTTATATAGGACCTCTGAAAAATTGGAAAACTTTTTAGATTTTTGCTTGGCATTCCCTTCTTGAAAATTGAAAATGGTATTTATACCTTTTATAGTAATAGAAAATAATTAGATATAATAACCCGTGAGGCAGAATAAAGGCTTCACACAAAAAGAAAAGAATATGAAACAGACTGACAAAATTTTGATTGCTTTAGGCTTTGTAGCTTCTGGCGTTGACTTTGATAAGAAATTTGAGAACTTTGCTTCTAATTTTGGTGTTCAGTGGAGACCTTCAGACTTATGCGATGCAATTTCAATGAGTGTAGACAATAATAGTGCAGTGCGTAATTCTTTGGTTTCTATTATGTGGGACCGTGTTGTTTCACATTTTGTTGACAAAGGACTTTGCGAGGAACTCTTCGATTGTGATATTAACGGTTCGTTGGCAACACACTTCTATTATGATGGCGTAGAAGTCTTTTGCGCAGACGACTTAGAAGAATTTGTTACAGATTAGTTTTATTCGTGCTCATAGCGAGTATTTGATGAAAGGAGAACTCATAACGCTTATATAAGGCGTAACAATATTTAGATTTCATTTTTCATAGTTTTTGTTTTTAGCCGTGTGGATTTTGTCCCACGGCTTTTTTAATTATTTCTTACCTTTGAGTATGAATATCAGAGGACCTCCATATAGTTCGTTTTCATAAAGTATATACTTTACGCTGCTAAGGTATATACTTTAAGTCGGTAAAGTATATACTTTATTTTAAGCAGCTATTTTTTACGCCAAAAAACAATAAGATTATGGCTGGTAAAAATATTAATTATACAGTCGTTGAGCGTACGTCTCCGATCAGTAAGAAACATTATGTGATGTCTCAGGTTATACCTACAGGCTCACTCAGTTTTGAACAACTTTGCGAGGATGCCTGTCAAGGCACTACGCTCGACCCGCTGGAGATGCAGACGGCGGTAAAGTTCTATATGAAGGCAGCACAGAAGAATTTGCTTCGAGGCTTTCGAGTTCCTTTAGGACCTTCGTTCTTAATCCTCTATCCTAAGTTGGAGATGAGTGTGACGGATAAGGATGGTAAAGTTGCAAAACTGGAGGATGTGACGGCTGCTAAAGCCCACCCTACTCTGGCTTGTACTGTTGCACCTAATTATAGTCGTGCTTTTCGTATGGCGGCATCTTTCCAACGTGTAACGCCTAAGGGAGTTGTTGTGCCTGAGCCTGGAGAGGATATTAACGAGGATAACAAGAAGGGGGACCCTACCACAGGAGGCGGTGGCGGTACTGAAGGAGGAACACCAGTGCCAGGGAATACGATTGAGGGCTAAAAGGTTGTTACGAGCTTTCTCGTAGTCCTGTAGTCTGTTTTGTGTTCCCTTGCTTGTTATGCTTATTCTCTTTTATTACGGGGCTGATACATAAGGTATCGATCCCGTTTTTCTTAAATAATAGTGTCTGTTTTATTGGTGTTTATATAAAAGTTTTATTTTTAGTGAAAATATTAGCTTAAAAGTTTGGAACGTACATTCTTTTTGCTTACCTTTGCATCAGTTAATAAACAACTAATATTTAATAGTCGAGCTGAGCTTGACACAAAAGAAAGTAAAATGAAAATCGAGTTAAATTCATCTATTTGTCCACTGGTTGATTTTTCAACCTATGAGACGCCTTTATCTGCATCTTTTTTTGAAGACTATGGTCGTGATTGCATAGGTGATTTTGAAACAGTTAGCGTTAATCAGGACGATGTTGACGTTGTGATTATGGAGAAAGTTGCTGCTGTTATGCAGGACGATATAGCACCAGTGTTGGTTGAGTATGGTGTAAAGTCAATCAATATTGGTGAACTTTGTAGACCTAAGGAATATAATTTTAGACATGATAGTTTTGATTTTTCGGTTGAAATGAAAGAAGACTGGAAGGTATGTGCTATCACTTTCTTAGAAAAGAATCTACAGAATAAAAAACTGTGTAATTATATACAGGAAAATTGGGTGTCTCGTTCTGGATTTTGGTCTTTTATGCCTAAGAGTATAGAGGAGATTATTTCAGCTCTAAAAGGAAATGATACACGTTATACGGATGATTATCTACTCGGTGCCTATCTTACTTTGGTAGGGTTAGAAACAGACGTTCTGATGCCTTGTCAAGTGTTTGAAGATATGGTCTTTGATGAGATTACTGAAAATACTTATTTAACGGTTCCTTATTGCTATATTCCTGAAGATTGGATGGAACTTTATAACGATGATGCTGCTGTCGACGAACTTTATTATAACTTGTTGGATAAGATTGGTCATGTTTGGCGTGGAATGAATGCAATTTATGATACACAGAGTTGCGAATCTTATGATTGCAATGACAATGCTTCACGTATGATAGCGTGGGCAATGAAAAATAACATAAGTGTAGAAGACGCACAGGATATTGCTGCTGGGCGTAAGGTTTATGAATATGGAATGTTGATGTATGCTTAAAGAATATGATTTTAGATATTCGGTTCACGAGGTGGACGGAAAATCATTTGAACTAATAGAATGTAAGACTTGGCCACGCTTGAATGTTCAGGTGCTGGACACTACTCCAGAACGATTTGCTGAAGATGTGGCAGCCGTTAAAGCTCGTTCGATGTGTGGATATACAGAGGAGGATAAAACTTTCATCTTAAAACATGCAGGGGGTGAAGGAAATGGAGAACTTAAACAGAGTAATCTGGATGAGATCTATGACGGAATGGTTGAGATAATGAAAGCTGCTGTAAAATGGTGGCAGCTGAACCGCCTAAAATTGAGAAATCCAAAAATGGCTTTTTGGTCGGACGTGGCAAAATAAGTTTTATTAAGTTTATAGAATATCATAAATAGCTGACCTAACGGCTTGACGGGGAAAGAATATGAGAGACTATACTTCATTTATCGGAACCAATGGCAGAGAGGTTTGTCGTATGTCTGGTACTCCAAAGAAAATTGCTGCCTTTGAAAATAGAGCAGAGAACGCAGAGGTTGTTGAAATCGGACGTTATTTTTCTTCTTCATCTATTTGGCCAGAAGACGTTATTTATTTGAGGAAGGTAGACGGTCGTTGGCAGTCGGGACTGAAGAAAGGATATAAAGGGTATTTCCTTTATTATCTTAAACCATTGAAAATTAATTTTTCTTTGGTTCGTGAAGATATTTCTGAGGAGGAAGGTAATAAGGCTATCAAGGACGCTGCACCTGAATTGATGGATAGTGCTGCTAAGGTTGTTGTCTGGTGTGATAAGAAAGATGAGACGGACGAGGACGGTCGTTATTGGTTGTCTGCCTATCAAGGTGCAGGTGTTTATCGTCTCATTGTTGCTGGTGGTAAGATCCGCGGTGCTATTTATGGAGGGTTTCATAACTGTCGTAAAAGTTCTCGAGTATCAGCATTTGGAGACTTGGTTTTTAAGGAAGCTTTGATATTAGCCGTTGAGAAAGAACTTGGTACGTCTGACTTTCATCTTCTGAAGGCTGATGGTAGCGGTACATATTTTTTCTTACGCAATCAAGAAGATAGTATTTATCTTGAGACGAAAGAGTATGACGTTCCAATGGCAGATGGTACGGGGTGGCATCATAACATAGAAATTCAATCATCGCTAATAAGCGTGAGAAAATAATTGGAAAATATTAAAAAAATAAATAGCTGACCTATCCGGCTTTACGGGGAATGGAAAATGAAAAGATACACATTTAATGTTACCTTATCGAATGGAAACGAGATTCACGTTAATTCGGTTGGTAAGGATAAGGAGGATGCTATAGAGCGGTTTATGTCGCTGCCAAAAACTATTGAGTTTATTGGTAAGGCTACTGTTACGGCTGCTCGCCTTGTGAAAGAGGAGGAAATTACTTTATCAGCCTTTAATCGCTTCATTCTACAGAGTAGTAAAAACAAAGGCTGGTGGGTTGTAGGTGATCCTGAAGGAACTTTTGTAGTTCGTTTCAAGGAGGGTGAGTTTAATGAAACTCGAGAGATAACTTACTTACAAGATAGTCCTATGGACGCACTGGAGGAAGCACGTGTTTTGCGTGAGATACCAGAGTGGTTGCAGGCTTATCATTCGGAAGTGCTTTAGAAAATATAAAAAGTTCATATCATGGATGTTTATTGTGTGCAGGAAACAATAGGCGGGTGGAAACAAACGCCTGTGTTTGAGGGAACTTTTGACGAGTGTCAGGATTTTCTTGAGACTAATTGCGATTATAGTCGTTCTTCATTTGCGATAGTAAATAAGGACGTTCTTAAGATAGATTATTTATAAACATAAAAAGCTGGGCTATCGGCGTGACGGGCAAAATGTATGGAAAATAATAATAAAGAGAATAAAAAATTGACAGCATTGCCTGTTTGGATGCCTAATGCTTGTCCGAAGTTTAACGACAATATGCAGGCAAATTCGCCCTTTATCGTGACGCGTGAGATGACACGTACAGATTTAGGATTAAGTATTATAGGAACGAGATACCCACGTATGGTTGCACGGTATGTCTCATTTCCTACGCAGCGTGGTATTACACGAGTACGGAAAGACGGTACTACTACGCAGGCGCAAATCGCTGAGGAAGGTCGACGGGCTTATCTTGATGCTCGTGCCTTGGCTATTGAGAATGGACGTGAGGCTGCAAAGCGGGGTATAACAGTAAAGGAGTATATCGAGGACATTCTTGGTCGTGTTTATGATGAAGAGTATGATGAACCACGTCCTGTCGCAAAGGTGCCAGGCTTAAACGCTTACCTTGAATTACGTGGATGTATGGATGATTTGAAGGGTAAAGAGGTAGATTGGTCAAGTGTTCTTCACCAGTTGGATTTGATGGCTGAATGGGCACAGAACATCTGGATACATAGAGATCGTAAGTATCGCGCTTCACGTCTTGAAGACCTTCAGCCGCTTGATGAATGGGAGGAGGAGTATGACCCATCCGTTTCTCCAATGCTTTATCCTAAGCGTGGTATTGGTTTGACCGAGGTGGATTATTCTCGCCGTCCAGAACTCTTACACGTGAAAATATCACGTGAAACAGGTATTACGAAAGAGCGCATTGCAGAGATTAAGGCGGAACGTCAGCATAGGGCTGATATGAACGCTATGGGCTTTAAGGAGTAAAGGAATGGGGATAGGTATCAGCTTTATACTGCTGCTCTTCCCCTACCCTTCCCTTGACAGAAAAGCAAGAAGCAGGATATGACTCCCTATTAGAACTACAGGATAGGTTCAGATATATCCTTGGTTGACAGTTTAGGCACACTGCTTGATACTCTCTCATGTAGTAATGTCTATGCTTGTTACACCGATAGATGTCATTTACCCTCTATCTTGATTACAAATCCTTTCCAATTTGTAATGAATTGGAATGATTTTGAGCTCTCTTTGCTCCTGTCGCTACCATACTTACCGAACTCTTCGTGAAGGATATTCTTAAGTTTTCATCTTCTTACAATAAGAAATAAATATATTAAATATAAAAATATTTTCGTACATACGTACTTTTGTACTTTTCTTTATATAAAAATAATAAACATATTATATTACTTATTAGAAAGCGAGTTTATTAATTAACTCGTTATTAATATATTATTATACAAATCTATTAAACTAATCATTTATGAAAAAGGTTATTTATTTTGCAGTATTAGTAGTTGTATTACTATCTGCTTGCAGTAGTGAGAGTGATTCACGCATAAAAGTGCCTGTTACACAGCAGAATACGATTACTTTCTTGTGTAATGGTTTTACGAAACGAACGGAGAATATGGCTAAGACAGTCGTTACTCGTGCTTCTGAAACAACGTCCTTGACGGCAGATGGTATCGGTATGACCGACCTGTGGTTGTTCGATTATGTAGGAGGAGAACTGAAACAGACGATACATCAGGTTGCTACTGATGATGACTTTGGTAAGCCTTCTGTTAAGCTTGACTATGGTCAGCATATCATTCGTATTGTCGCCTCTCGTGGAAATCACCCTACTCTATCGTCTGATATTATCACATGGGAGAAGGCAAGTGATACCTTTGCTAAAGAGGTTAATGTGAGTGTTGCTTCGGGAATGGAAACTATACAGCGTATTACACTGGAACGTGTTGCCACGCGTTTGAATGTTAAGATCACAGACGTTGTACCCCCGTCAGCTGCTACCCTGGACTTAGAACTTGCGACATGGTATAAGTCGCTTAGCGTTCCTTCGCTCTTTGCTGTCAATGATAATGCGACACATTATAGCATTAATATTAAGAAATTCGTAGGAACAAAGGATGCTTCCTTGGCGGTATATTCATTATCACCTTCAGCAGAATCGTGGAGTACGAATGTAACATTGGTGGCTAAAGATGAAGACGGAAAGGTGCTTTCACAAATTGTTGTACCTTCTGTACAGATGAAAATGAACCGTACAACAGTCCTCTCTGGCGAACTATTTGGGAAAAGTAAACAGATGACTTTTACTCTTAACACACAATGGAACGAAGATTATGCACAGAATTTCTGATTATTTATACTTTAAGGCTTGCTGTCGAGTGTTTTGCTCGACGGCTGTAGCCACGTTCCTTCTCTTTGGATGCGAAAAGCCTTATACTGACTTAGAAACTTCTACTAAACATCATCAGAGCCATAGTGGCGACAAAAAGGGAACAGATAGCTTAAATACACAGCGTGAAATTTTCTTATTTAAGAATGATACAGCCTCTTTTTATGTTGCCAGTTTGGAACTCTATCCGCTTCAATATGACGATATAAGCAGGCTATATCAATCCGTATGCAGGCGTATATCACCTTATCGGTTACCAACAAAGAACGAAGCTTTACTCTTACGTTGTCATACTTTGCCTAATGGATGGTGGGGTGGGAAGCGTTGTTTATGTGTTGATAACATTGGAGATAGGGGATATGAAACTCAGACTTTCTACTCTTTTCGGTGGGGTGGAGGTGTTATTACACCTATCGGAATACGTACACAATACGCTATAAAACCTATTCGTACACAACGCTTTACATCGAAAGAGCAAAGTCACTCGATAGATATAAACGAAAAATGGAAACATAATTATTATATAGACTTCTAAACAAGTATTTTAATACGTATATATTTTAGTACGAAAGTATTTTTATAACAACAAAGCATATTATTAAATTATATTTTTTACTATAAATAAAACTTTTAAGTAAAATAGTTTGGTAGTGTTGACAAAATATAGTATTTTTGCAAGTGATATATTCACAGTGCTTCTTGTAGAACGAATTGAAAATAAAATATGGGTAAACTTAAAGAAGTGTTGGCGTTTGTCAACAACAAGGGTGGGGTAGGGAAGACTACTACCGTCCAGAGTGTAGCCGCAGGCATTCTGCGTCTGAATAAGAAGGCTAAAGTCTTGTGTATTGACCTCGACCCACAAGGTAACATGTCGTTCCTAATGGGATGGGAGAAGGTAAAGGCTGACTATTCTCCTGCTCTTACCGTGGCAGATGCCTTACGTGATGGCAGTAATAACTCCTTACCAGTCTACAAGAAGAGTGATCGCTGGTATTACGTGCCTGCCTCTTCACTGTTGAATAGTATAGACCCTGATTTACATCGTCAGATGCAATCAAAGTTGGTTCTGTGTCAACTTTTCGGTAATGAGTTTACAGATATGTCTGGTGACTTTAATGAAGGCCCACGTTGGATTAGTGAAGCGTTCGATTATGTCCTTATAGATTGTGCTCCGTCGCTATCTGAACTTACTTATAATGCTCTTGGTGCTTCTACCGGCGTTATCATTCCTGTACAGTTAGAGGGGCTTTCTGTGAGTGGTATAGGTAAAATCCTTAAAGCGTGTAAGGATGTTCGCAAGATGTTGAACCCCGATCTTGAAGTGAGAGGTCTGTTACTTGCTATGGCTGACGAACGCACCAACATGACTAAGGACATGGTGAAGTATCTCCGTGATACTTACGATGAGATTGTTTTTGATACTCGCATCCGTCGTTGTGTTAAGGTAGCCGAGGCGCAGCTTCAGTTACGCAACATCTTTGAGTATGCGCCTTATTGTACCGCAGGAATTGATTACGAGGCGTTTGTAAAAGAATTAAAGAAAACATATAAAGCATAAAGTTATGGGAAAAGATTACGGTAAGCGTTTGAAGGTCGGAGAGACACCTATGATTACGCAGACAGAGAATTATATGGAAAAAGAAGTCTTATCTACTGAGGGGAATGTAACTAATGTTGCTACGCCAACAGTGGCACAACCTATGGCTCCAATCGGTAACTATGCACAACGCCTTGCAGGTCGTCAGCAAACGAAGGGTATTGTTATTGATATGCCCGTTGACATTTATCGTCGTTTGCGTGATGTAAAGGACTATCTTCCTGGTGAGACATTGAAGTCTCTCGCTCTCCGAGCTGTCGTTGAGTTCGTTGAACGTAATAAAGTAAAATAGTTGCGTTGTTTTAGAAAACAGTTGCTATGATTTAGAAAATAGTTGCGTTGTTTTAGAAAAACGAAAGGTATATATGATTATTCTTTTTATTCTGTATTCTACTAAGCTGATAATATGAATATTGAGTATATTAAGTATAAACGCACATAGAAACCCTTTGAACAAAAGACTTTGGCGTATGTTTTTTCTAAAACAAGGCAACTGTTTTCTAAAACAACGCAACTATTTTCTAAATCATAGCAACTGTTTTCTAAAACAAGGCTATTAAATAAGTATTCCAAAGATACATAATATGGGATATAAACGTATTAATAAAGATAAGCGACTTTCTTTATTGGAAAGTTCTAACGTTATCTTTGCTGACCTTCGGGAATCAAAGTGGCTTTACAACCCTCTTGTCTATTCACAGATTAGTGGAGATTTTACGTTGATGCAGCAGCGTATCTTGTTGGGTATTGTTGAGAAACTACAGCAACGTATTATTGATAGTGTTGCTGAGAAGGAAAAGAATAGAACTTTCCCAGACTTCTTCGATTATTCTTCTTTGATGCAAAGAGACACACTTGACTTTACACTTTCGGCTGTTGATTTGGGTGTTGGTCGTGATCATTACGATGATTTGGAAGACGCTGCAAAGGTTCTTAGTTCCATTACTATGAAATATCCTGTATTCGATGGTCGTGGACGTATCAGTAAGTATGTAGTTGCTTCTCTATTTCCTCGAATAGAATTGCCTAAGAGCGAGAACGAAATACGCCGCACGGGCATGTTACGTATCGTTATGCTTACAGAGAATATCCGTGAGATATTCACTATGCAGTATGGTTACGTGATGCACCTTTCGCACATTGCACGGATATGTAATAAAAAGCGTACCCCTCGCCTTTATATTTATCTAAGTCGTTATCGTGACATTGGTCATAAGAAAGTCCCTTATACTGACCTTCTTGAGTTCCTTGGACTTACTGATGAGTATTTTAGGCAAACGAATGAGGGGAAGAACCCTTATAATAATTGGAGTAACGTCCGTATCATGGTTCTTGAACCTGTAAAGAAAGAAATGGATAAACTGATGGAACGTGGTGAGATTGATTTCTCTTTTGAGTATTCACCAGTCTATCCGCCAGGTAAGAAGCGTGGCGCACCAGATGAAGTTGAGTTTGTTATCAAGAAGGGTCAGCTTGCGCTCTTGCGTGATGCGAACAATCACAGAGCTTCGTCTGAGATCAAGTTTATTGATAGTTACGTGGCATGGTGTCCAGAACTCTCTGCTTATGCTTTGCGTATGCTTATGTCAGATATGGATGATAATCAGCTGCAATCCTTCCTTGAATTTGCTTATAAGGATATGCGACGTATCATCGAGCGTAAGCAGCCTGACGATGTAGCGGCTTATGTAATGGGTGTTTTGCGTAAGTGGAAGCGAGACTATCAAACGAGAAAAGAACAGCGTCAGACTGATTTGTTTGGTCCAGCAATCGTTCCTTCTGTTGTAAAGGATGAGCAGCCTGCTTTTGTACCTGGCGCGTTTTCTACAGAATGGCAAGAAGTCTTAACGGCATACGGTGACGGTCTTTTTGCTTCATTGCTCCATGGCGCAAAACATATAGGCTCTTATCTTGGTAATATCAATGTCGAGTTTGCAACGAAAGAAGAGCGTGATACTTACCTTTCACTTTGTAATGACAAGAAAAACCAGACTGAATATAAACGCCTGATTTCTATTATAAAGAAGGCTATCGGTAGAAAAGATAGTGGTGTCTGTCTGATAACTTCTGTGTTCGGAAAAAGATAAAGGATTTTCAACACTTTCTTTGAATCTTATAACCCTCAAAAAATTAAGGTATATACTTTGCGAACGTAAAGTATATACTTTAGCACGATAAAGTATATACCTTAGCATCATAAAGTATATACTTTTCGTTTTGAGGTAAATTTACCACAAAATAGAACTTTTACAGGATGTCCTTAATTTTCTCTTTGACAAACGAAATAAGCTGGTTCTCCTGATAGGCTTACTTTCATTATAAATCCGCTCTCCCTAAGTATGTTAGTGTAAATTGACAGTGGGTCGCCTAAAGTGCAAGGCCATGCTTTGAAGAACTGGCGTAATTTAGCATCTGTATAGACTTCGTCGCAAGTGCTTTCGTCTTTAGCTGGTTTGTAGTGTTGAATGAAAGCATTAATTTTGTCTTGGATAATGTAATCTTCAAGTGAAACACCGCTACTTTTCTCTTCTTCGTTATTGTCTTTTTTCATATTATTGAATGTTTTGTTTAATTAATTAAAGCAAAGGTATAATTTTTAATCAATATGTTTTGTGAATTTAATGTTTTTATTTAACTTTGTCGACAAAATAATAAGATAATGAAGTATTACTACAAACTACCAGTGCTTTCTGAAACAGGAAAGCGACTTCGCAAGTTTAATTCGCAGGCTATTCTTTCTCTTCGTCGAGCAGATGCTTATGCAAAGCGAATGGGGGCTGTGGCTTACCATTCTTCTAACGATGCGTTTGCTGGTGGTGTAGCTTTTCTTATCTTTGAGAAGGAACCTAACCCTGCGGTGTTCCGTGTCGCAACTAAGATTGATGACGAGCTATGCTATGAGCCTAATGTAAAATTGGACTCTGGTGTAGTTGTTGTCAAAAAGAACGAGTTGCCAAAAGATGACCCAGATTGTTTGTATGACTGTTCTAAATTGCTGTCTTGGGCAGATGTCCGTGATAGATATTCTTTGGCTACTTGGGCAAAGACAGCTAACATCACTGATGCTGATAAGATGACGGAGGATGCGCTTCGAGAAGAAATAACAAAGCGAATGAAGGATCGCAATTTTATTTCTTATCTTCGCATCTCAGATATGCCTGCGCCTGATTTAGTTCAATCTCATCAACTACGAAAGGGTAGTCGGGTGCATCTTCGTGCGGTTCGTCCTTCCGTAAAGGTCGCCTCTCGTGCGGTTACTGCTGAGCGTCAGCGTATGGCTCTGCCTATTATGAGTATTTCTTCGCTGCTTGATGTCCTGACAGGCGGTAATACTACTGTGGCAGCAGAGTGTGGTACCACGCCCATCTTTTTTGAATGGAAACGAAACTGGTATATCGGTGTTGACGTTCCTTGTGATGCTAATAAAGATATGCAGCTGATAGAAAGCACGGCTTTTACGTTTATGTTGAATACAAAGAAACAAACGCTTGCTCGTGAAGCAGCTGACTTTGATGAGTATTGCAAGGAGGAAAAAGCAGAACGTGAACGTCTGATAGCTGAGAAAAAGGAAATTGATAGATTAAAAGGTAAGTGATAAGGCGAATTTTCAGTTCTTCTTATATTAAGTGTGAATATACTTGGAATTTAATCACAACTGTCTGTGAAGATGGTTGTGATTTCTTTTTACCATAGATTTATGGTTGCGTCTGTGAAGGTGTCAAGTATTGAAACCTGTCCTTCATGTCCATAGAAGTCTACGAGATAGTTCCTGATTCGCTCCTGTAGGTGGCGGTACTCCATCATGATTGCAGGACGGTGCGTTTGTCCGCCTGTTGGGTCCCATATAGCGATATATCTGTTGCGAAATCGTGCATTTTTACTCCTTTCTACATTCTCAGCCTTTCGCTTTCCGCCGACACCAATATCTACATATCGCATATAATCATTGTAGTTGAATACCAGTGTAACATTTCCTGCTTGGTCTGCTCTTACTAATCTTGACTGAAACGACCTTGATCCGTCACCAGTAGAGTGGGGTAGACCGTCCCTTCTATTAGCTTCGTTCTTAATTTTGTAGCCTGGATAGATTTCTGTAGGCCAAACTTTCTGTGTGATAAGGTTGGCTTTAATTTGCATGTTTGTTTGCTCCATAAAGTCTCTTATTACTTTATTGAGCGGGAATATCGAATTTGATATTGGCTGTGGCATAATGCTGTTTTAATGTTATAATGCAAAAATACTCAATGTTTTTCTTTGTTGTGGGACATTCTTTTGTCCCACCTTCTTTTCTAAAGATGTTTACTTTTGTTCTGAAATCATAGTTAACGTGTAGATATGGCAAGTACGAAACAAGCACAAGTAGTAATTACAGCGAATGCCACCACCGCAAAAAAGGTGATGGACGAACTAAAAAACAAGGCTAAGCAGTGTTACAATCAAATGCAGCAGTTAGCACAGACTGGGCAACAAAATTCTAAAGCATTTAAAATGGCTGAAAAGGAATTTAATGCCTATAATAATGCTATTGCGCATAATATTTCTGCAACAAAACGTGTTGACGAGGTTATGAAGAACCTTGCTGGCACTTCTACACGTGATTTAAAACGAGCTCTTGGTGCTGCTAAGCGTGAGTTGAATGAGATGGCAGGCAATAATCCGAAACTCAAACAGATGCAGAAGAACATTGCTGCCATAAAGAATCAGATAGACAAGAATAACGGTTCTGTACGAACACATAATAGTCTGTGGAAGAATGCTGTTAAAAATATAACGGCTTATATTGGTGTTTTTGGAGCGTTCAATTTAATTCGCTCAAAGTTACAAGGTGTTATTAGTGATAACTTAAAGTTCTCTGACCAGTTGAATGATATTCGTAAGGTTAGTGGCTTAACTACGGCGGAAGTAAATAAATTAGCCGTAAATCTTTCTAAACTTGATACGCGTTCTACTATTCAGTCCCTGGCGCAAGATGCCTATGTGGGTAGTAAACTTGGTATGGGTAAGTATGGTGTAGAGGGCTTGGAAAGTTTCGTAAAGGCTGCCAATCAAGTAAAGGTTGCTTTGGCTGAAGATATGGGACCAGAATCTTTGACTGCTCTTGCTAAGATGACGGAAACGATGGGACTTATTCCTAAGTTTGGTGTAGAGAAGTCTATGTTGAAGATTGGTTCAGCCTTATTCAGACTGTCTTCTACAACCACGTCTTCTTCTAATAATATCGTTGAGTTCTCTAAGCGTCTCGTCGGTACAGCTCGTGTTGCGGGTGTTACTACTGATCAACTGCTCGCTCTGGGTTCAGCTGCTGATTCTATGCAGTTGATGCCTGAAGTGGCTTCTACAGCCTTTACAAAGTTGTTTGTTGCATTACAGAAGAACCACAACCTTATAGAAAAGGTATTGAATATTGAACCGGGTACTATCAATAGACTTTTCACTGCTGGACGCACGATGGATGCGGTGGTTCTTATTCTTGAGAAGATGAAGGCTAAAGGCAATATGAATGCCTTGCAAGATACCTTTGAAAAGCTTGGTGGTAACGGTTCTCGTCTTGGTAATGTGATGGTTACTATGGCGAAAAATGTAGATATGCTGAAGGAACATCTCCAAAC